GGATAATTCCTTACTGGCTGTAAGGGATATTAACCATAAATATATTGTAGTAGACAGGAAATACCAGACCATATACGCAGACCCTCCGTGGTGGGAAACAGGCGGTGGAAAGATAAAGAGAGGAGCAGATCGGCATTATCAGCTGATGAAAACGCCGGAGATCATCGCTTTGCCCGTTCCGGAGTTAATAGCCCCGGATGGGTGCCACCTTTACCTGTGGGCTACGAATAACCACCTGAAAGATGCCTTTGCAGTTATGGAGGCTTGGGGCTTCCAGTATGTAACGACAATTACCTGGCAGAAAGACAGGGCTGGTCTGGGGCAGTATTACCGTGGAATGACGGAACACTGTCTGTTCGGAACCACCAAAAAAAGACTGCCGTATAAGATTGTGGACGGGAAGCGCCAGCAAGGAGTGACCGGATTCCTGGAAGCTCGCAGAGAACACAGCCAGAAACCGGAACGCATGCGGCAAATGATAGAGACTGTAAGCTATGGCCCCATGATTGAACTATTCGCAAGAGAACAGAGAAGCGGCTGGGATGCCTGGGGCTTGGAATTCTATTACTTCTTTGCCCGGGAAAAGAATTGAAAAGGAGTAAATGAGCATGGATTATAAGAAAATGTGGTACATGATGAAAGAGAACTTACTGAGAGAATCACAGCGTAGAGAGCTTGGGACAATCAGAATGGATGCAGCGGATCAGCATCTGAAAATGATGGAAGATATTGAAATTAAGGCGGTAAAAGAGAGCCAGCACGTATGCGAGTGCGGAGGAGAGAAAGCCCATTGCAACCCGAAGCCGGAAAAGGAAACCGGAAATAAACGGGAACCGTGGGAAAAATCGGCATCCGGAAAATGCAAAGACACGGAAAAGCCGGAAGATGGTAAGGACATCCTGAGAAAGATTTTTGGCGATGATTTTGTAAGCGACCTGGAAACTCTGGGAAAGAAAATTACAGAGGGAAAAGAGCCGGTAATCGTGGTGGATGGTGATCTGGAGATTCCAGACAGTCTGGAGAAAGCTGCCAGAGAAAAGAATATCTCTATCGCACATGCTCACTGTGAAGCGTTCAGGGTAGGAGCCAGGGTTCCATTTCCGTTCCCGTTTCCTCCTGGATTCCTGAAATAAAACTGAATAAAAAACGAGAGTCCAACT